GAGTAACTGTGCCCCAATAGACCAAGCCCATAAGAATAGGTTGCCCCCCTTGTATGAGTCTTCCATAATCTGATACCAATTTGTAAAGTAATCTATCATTTATTTTCTCCTGTTCTGCAGTGTCCCCACTGCCCTAGTTTGTGTTGCTTGGCGTAGTACATAGCCACGAGTATCTCTCGTGCATATTTGCCACGCCTTCCATCGTAGAAGTAAGGCATACCTGCACCTTGCCTCACAATTTCGATGTTTATATTCTTATCATCTTGGAATAAGTATCCCAATCTTCTACCGTACTTGTCAATAATATCTAGGCTAGTGTCATTCTTAAATGAAAGTCTTCCCCTAGATTTCAAATATTTTTTAAGCACCGCTTGCGCTTCATCGTGCCAGCACTGCCCCACCTCTGGCGTATTGACTTGGACTAACCGATATTCTCCACGAGAATCTCTGAAAGAATCCCCGTCAATATCTATCGGGTGTACCAGTATCAACATCGCTAGTGCTATCATTCGTCAGCAACGGGTTGGTTGCTTAGGATAATCCCAAAGACTGATAGCAATACAATCGGGAATCCTGCCAGTATCAACACCATCACGGTCTACACCCGCAACTCTTGATATCAACGAGGTGGTCTCCGCATATAATCATAGTCCACCACCTAAACACTCTGTCATCGTCCCAATACATAACCCGCCCTCTGTCCACCAGAATCCTGTCACCATCCACCATATGAAGATGGCTATGCACGCTAGGATTAAGAGGGCACGCACTCGCTTGCCTCGCTTATTGAGTTTCATTCTTCATCCCCTGTCTCGTGTAAGTATCCGCCCATCGTGGACATCAACCCTGTATGAATTACGATATCTCCTGCGCTATCTACTGTCAATCGTGCCCCTGGCATATTCTCATTGACCCATTCTTCAAGGTCTTGAACTGTATCTACCTCCTGCAACTTCACTTCTCCTCCTTGTTTAACTGTCTCATAGCCCACGCTAGTGAGTCAATCCTGCCTTGCCAATAGTTATGCTCCGCCTTATCTGTAATGGTCTCCGATAATCTCTGGAGAATCCATTCTGCTTCTGTCTCAATTACGCTTCTCATTAGACTCCCAGCAAACTCTCAGCAACCGCACGGCGTACATAATTCTGGTGCTTGCTCGTAGTCACACTGAATTTCTGTTCGACTACATACCATCCGTTGCCCTCTGTATGCCACGCAATCGGCGTACCGTAAGACATAACTACATAGCCACCGTTACCCGAATCGAATGCGTCAATCAATCGCGCAATCTCTTCGTTATCTAATCGCCCTGTCTGCGGGCTATACTCTTCCCGCTTGCCCGATAGGGCAGACGCCTTGAACTCTTGCTTGCTTGCGATGTAATGAATCGCATCTCGTTGGTTCATCTGCTTCATCAGTTAGCCACCGCTAACGCTTGCTCGTTGGCGTGGTCATAGCAGATGGTCTCAGTCTCTACCCCTAAGATAAAGGCGTCAATCCCGCTATACACCAACTCCGTTGAGTTGCATCCGTCAATCTTGCATTCTTTCATTTTCTATCTCCTGTCAATCGGTCTTGCTAGGTTAGACATTCGCTAACCTCGTGCCCTATGATGCCTCGCGCATCTCGCTATCGTCAATAGTTAGGGCTTGTGATTTGCATCACATTGCTTCAATCAACATTACTTCCTGGTCATATGTCTCGATGTAATATCGTGCCGCCGTTGGATTAGGGAAGTCAATCCTGAAATCTACATCGTGGTTGAACATCCATCGCCCTGCCCTCCATAGAGCATTGTCTGCCCTGTAGATGTAGTAATAAGCGTGTGCCCTGCCACTATAAGATTCTTGATAAGCCTCTCTTGCGCTTGTCTTCCATTTCATTCTCCCGCCTCCATTCCGTTAATAGTCTCGTGGAATAAATCTGTATAGTAAAGGTAGAGGTCTAGACTCATAAGGTTGGTGATGTCTATCTCCCCGCCTTGCCCTAATTCTTGATAGCCTCGATTATCATAATCTCCTGGCATCTTCTGCCATTCCTCGATGATTTCATTATTATATATCGGTAGGTAACTGTTTATGAATTCCCCCGACTTATCGCGGATATCGTCGAGAGTATCCCCCGCATCTATCCACTGTTGAGCCTCTTCCCGCATTGCTTGTCTAATTGCGTATGACATCTCTAAGCCCTCCCGCCTAGTTTCGGTGGCTATCTGCCACCCGTGCCCCTATACGGTCTCGCACCGTGCGCCCTCTGTCAAGGGTTAGGGACTGTGAGTTACCTCACACCTGCCCTTATCTGTAATTATCGCGTAAGTCGCTAGGTACTTTGTAGAAATTATCCGCATCCTGTGAAACTGTAATCCAGAATCGGTCTTCCTCTTCGTCATCCTCTCCCGATTCGGTAGAGAATACTTCCGCGAAGTCATCTATTTGATAACGGCGTATCTTTCCATTCTGTACATCTCCGATACAGATTTCTCTATCTCCTAAGGTTTCGTTTCCTTCGATAGAATCCTGTAGGGCTTCGATTAATTCGTTTACTGTCATTTCCTAGCCTCCTGTGTTGGTTGGTTTATTAAGTTATAGGTGAAACTTATCCCACACTCTAACGCTTGTCAAGGGCATTTCGTGTGAGTTACATCACATTTTCTAGGCTAGGCGTGGACATCTACATAATTCGGACATATCAGGGCAATCATACAATCGGGAGAATGTCAAGGTGTTATCCGTGTGAGTTAGGTCACATCGTTGGTTATCGGGTCAATGCCATTTATATTTATATATTGCACACTTCCCCGATTTATAGTTATCCACAGGGGGCAACTTATCCACAGGGTTATGCACAGGGAGATAGTCGCATAGCATAAGTGCCACATAATAATTATTATGTTAAGCCAGCAGAATGAATCATAGTCTCTACCTTAAGGTGAGAGTTAGACATATGCATAGGTAAGTGTCTAAGTCTATATCTCGACTAGAGGTCGAGCATTTGACCTAGGGTATTTTAACGCGCCTGTCATACATTAATGTACTATCCCATTAAATTTTTCTGTTATATTAGCCCTGTGACCAGGGCTTTTATATATATTAGCCCCCATATATAAATATATTTAATATACAGTGTTCGGTTTTACCCGTTCCAACGGGTTATCTTATATAGCAAGAACTTATAAAGTTCTAGCGAACTTCGCTTCGCTAGGGCTTCGCTCGTTCGATATAATATATAAATATCGAACCTACTTCGTAGGAATGCGCCAGAGTTATGCCGTTATTTTGTAGGCGTGATAGGTGTTATATTGAGCCCTCCAGAGGGCAACTTAGATGGGACAAAATGGGACGTAAACCAGGCAAGCAGGATATGTCCAAGAAGGAAGCCCAGGAGCGAGTTCTTATACAACTAGCCCAGGGCAACACCATCACTGGTGCTATGGGTACGGTCAACCGTAACGATACGACCTTTCGCCAGTGGGTGATGCAAGACCCTGACTTTAAGGAGCGTTCTGAAAAAGCACGCTTAGAGGGCAAAGGCGTCAAAGCGGACTTAAAGGAACTTAAGGACATCGAGTTCCCTGACTTCTGTGAGCAGTTCCTAGATACCCGACTGTTCCCCCACCACCTTAACTGGTTCGATATGATTGAGGGTCGGGAACCTAGATGGCTACATCCGTCTATGACCTACGAGCCAGCGGCGATGAACAGAATCCTGATTAATGTTCCACCTGAGCACGCCAAGTCTACGGTCATCACAACCAACTACGTGGTCTACCGAATTGTGACCAACCCGAACACTAGAGTCATTATCGTCTCTAAGACTCAGGGTATGGCTCGTAAGTTCCTTGGTGCAATTAAGACTCGTCTTAGCCACCCTGCCTACACCAAACTACAGGTTGCCTTTGGACCTAATGGTGGATATAAGGCAGATGCCACCCAGTGGCAAGCAGATATGATTTACCTAGGTACTGGTCGAGACTCAGGCGAGAAGGACCCAACGGTCCAAGCCCTCGGTATCGGTTCTCAGATTTATGGCGCACGTGCTGACCTGATTATCGTCGATGACGCAGTTATGGGCAGCAATGCCCACGAGTGGGAAAAACAGATGGACTGGCTTCAGAAAGAAGTTATCACCCGTCTTGGTCGACACGGTAAGTTAATTATCGTCGGAACCAGAGTGCAACCGATTGACCTTTACAAGATGCTGCGCGACCCAGGGCAGTGGAGCGGTGGCAAGTCACCCTTTACCTACTGCGCTATGCCAGCAGTTCTTGAGTTTGATGAGAAGCCTGCTAACTGGAAAACACTCTGGGCTAAATCAGACCAGCAAGAAAACGAATTGGACGAACCTGATGAGCAAGGACTTTTTCCCAAGTGGGATGGACCTTCTCTCTTTACGCGTCGCTCTGAAGTCGCTCCCTCAGTTTGGGCTATGGTCTACCAGCAAGAAGATGTCCAAGAAGACAGCATCTTCTCACCACTGTGCGTGCAATCCTCA